AACGCCAACTACGCCACAGCGATGGCTCAGGGCCGTTTATACTGGGAAGGCCTCCAGGGCCGCGCCGCTCTGATCGACAACGAGTTGACGCGCTTGGCTCGCATGTTCCCAGACTCCGAGACCGTCCGGGTAGTTCATGACTTCAGCGAGGTCGATGCACTTCAGGAGTCACGCACCGAGCGGGTCAACAGAGTTCAAGCTTGGTGGCTGATGGGTGTGAGCCTGTCAGAAGCTGCCGCGCTCGAGGGCTTTGACCAGCTTGACGTGGCCGAGGTCGATGATGGCGCTGAGGTCAGCGATGACCAGGCAGCCGAGCCCAGTGACTTCGCAGCACCGACAGCAGTGGACACCGACCAGCCAGTCAGCGCGCAAGCTCTGAACGGCGCACAGATTGCGTCACTGCTTGAGATCCTCGCGGTTGTCTCTGCTGGTGGCATAACGATCGACGCAGCCATTTCGCTGATCGGTGTTGCGTTTCCGTCTATTAGCCAACAGCAAGCCGCTGACATCGTGGCGGGTGCGCGCGCTATTCCTGAAGAGATCGAGAGTGACGGAGAGGTCAGGGCCTACCTTGACCAACTGCTCACCCGGTCGGGCGTCATGTGTCTTGATCCGCTCGTGCGCTGGCTTGTCATCGATGGCCAGAATGAGACACAGACCCGCGACCTCGACACCGAAGAGGGCCGCGCTACGGTCTGGCGCAGCTTCATCAAGCGCGTACACGGACCAGCAGAGCGCAAGATGGCGCTGACCATGCGCCGCTATCTACGCGCACAGGCAGCACGCATCAGCAAGCGGCTGAAGAAAGAGCTTGGCACCAAGGGCATCACCAAGGCAATCGATGACAAGACGCTCGACCGCATCTTAGATGAAGCCTACGAGCGTGAGCAGTTGCTGGCGTTGTTCCGTCCGCTGTACCGCAAGAGCCTCAAGGATGCGTTTGCTGAGGCAGCGCGATCGATTGATGCAGATGTGCTGATTGATTCCGATGAGATCGAGCGTCAAGCGCTGGCACAGATCAAAGCGATGCAGGACAAGGTTCTCGACACTACCGCACAGGCCGTGCGCGATGCAGTCAACGCCGGCCTCGAGCAGCAGCTAACACTCCCGCAGATGCAGCAATCGATCGTTCAGGCTTCTGGCTTCTCGCCATCGCGGGCGCTGATGATAGCCAGGACTGAAACCACAAAGCTGTCAAACGCCGCTGCCGTCGATGCTTTCCGCAAGGTCGAAGAGTCAGGGCTGCGGGTTGACAAGCAATGGCTCAGCGCCAGGGACGGCAAGGTCAGACCAGAGCACGCAGCGCTCGACGGTCAGACGGTACGAACTGAGGGCGTATTCAAGAGCAACGGCGCAACCGCGAACGCCCCTGGCGAGTTCGGAATCGGTGCGCAGGACATTAACTGCCGGTGCGCTGTCGTCGGCAAGGTGATCGACTAATGAAGCACGTATTTAGGACACTGGTATGCAAGGCTGAGAAAGCCGATGACGGCACAGTCACAGCCATTGCAAGCACTCCCGACGTCGATCGTTATGGAGATGTCGTCGCACCCTCTTGGGATCTGGACACGTTTAGGTCGAACCCGGTGATCATGCATGGCCACGATTATGACGGTCCCGTGGTAGGCAAGGCAGTAGAGATCGACTTGGTCGGTGACACCCTGATGATGCGTGTGCAGTTCGACGAGAGCGACACCAACCCGCTGGGCAAGCGTCTTGCTAACCAGTACCGCCAAGGCTTCATGCAGGCGTTCAGTGTGGGCTTCGCACCGGGCAAGAGCACCGAGCGCTCCAAGCTACCCACCGACCACGACGCCTATCAGGCCAAGGGTGGCGGATTCTTCTTTGAAAACAACTCCCTCCTCGAGGTCTCCGCCGTGGCTATACCAGCAAACCCCCACGCCCTTGCCGTACGCGCCAAGCGCTGGTCACTCGACACAGAGACCCCAGCCATACCAGACATCGAGGGCAAGCACGTGCTTGAGGTTGTCGAGGATGCTGACGCTGGCACCGTAACGATTACCTACAAGCTTGATGCCGTTGAGCCCGTAGAAGACGAGGAGACGCCCGTCGAGATCGACGACGCGCCAGAGGCTGAGGCCTACGATGACGACGAGGACGAGAAGCAGATGGCGCTCCGCTCTATGGTGCGCGATGAACTGCTCACGCTGCTCGGCACACAAGATGACGAGGATGTACAGCGCGGTCTGGATCTGTTCGTCAATGACTCTACCCCCGCCGAAGAGCCTGACGGCTTTGAAGCACTTTTCAACCTGGGCGCGTAGCCCAACCCGTTCCATCAGGAGATACTCATGGACACCATCAAGACACGCGACGACGCCCTCAAGGTATTGTCAGATCTAAAGACAGAGCAGAAGCGCCTCCAGGAATCTAACCGTGATCTCAAAGAGAACATGGAAAGCAAGTCCGCAGCCCTCAAGGACGTACAGCAGAAGCTGGCCGAGCTTGATGCGCCACGGGTTGTCACCGTATCAGAGCGCGAGGCTACCCTTCGCAAGTTCGTCGATTCAGACGGCAAGCTTGATGTGACTGGCATGGCTTCAGACACTGCTGACCGTGGTCAATGGCACGCTGAGTTCAAGCAACTCGTCGATGACCGTAACCTCGCCAAGCTGATGCTTAAGAGCGGCAACGTCGGAACACTCGACGCCAAGCTTAACGCACACATGGCAAGCGCTCCAGACGCTGTACGCAGAGCATTTGTCGATAGCAGCGGTACTGGTGGGGACTGGGTGCCCGACCTTATTTTGCCTGAGCTTATGACTAAGCTGTATACGCCGCGCGCTGTTGAGGCTCTCTTCAGTTCGATGGCCATGCCTGGCAAGGAACTCCGCCTGCCATTCTTGACTCTCAAGGTCAAGCCTTACCTTAAGTCGGTTTCGGCAGTTTATGGAACCATCACCGCTGAGGATGATGTCACAAGTCAGGTCAGCATGACTGCCCGAAGTCTCGCCGCTCGGATCCAGATTGATGAAGATGCTAGCGTCGACTCAGTCGTGGCCGGTCTCGATTATGCCCGCGCCTCACTCGCCGATGCTATCGCGTCAGCCGTTGAAGACGCCATCATCAACGGCGACACCGCCGGCAGCCACCAGGACACAATCGCGTCTTGGAATCCAAGAGCGCGCTGGAATGCTTCTGGCCTTGGCGGGTCAGACGATCACCGCTCGGCATTTTTGGGCCTTCGAGCTCAAGCGTTCGACGTGTCATCAACTCGCGATGCTAGCTCAGACTCCGATCATTACAACGGAATCTTGACTACACGCGCGCTGATGGACGGTGCCCACGGCGTCGGCTCCAACCTCGCCCTTGTATGCTCACCTGAGTACTACCTGGAGAAGTTGCTGGCCATCGACGAGGTCGCTACGATCGACAAGCTCGGACCACAGGCTCAAGTTCTGACCGGTCAGGTTGCGAGCATCGGCGGAATGGCTGTCGTCCCATCGGACTTCATGACAAACGACATGCACACAACTGGTCTCTACACAGGCTCAAGCGCGACGACAGGATATTGCATCGTCAACCGTGACGCATATGTGATGGGTAACTACAAGCCCATGACCATCGACCTCCAGCGTGAGATCGTGAACGGCGTTGTTGACGTGGTTGCGACCCGTCGCTGCGTGTTCAAGTGCATGGAAGCATCAAGCAAGGCTGTTGCCTACGCATTCAACATCTAAGGAGACTGATATGCCGACCCTACGATTCAAAGGATTCGCACACACCGCCGTCTATCGCGGGCCGTCAGGCTCGTGGCAGCCAGGTGATGAGCGTGAAGTATCTGCCGACGAGGCTAAGCGTATGCTTGCCGACTTCGGTGATGCGTTTGAACCAGTGGGGTCGGCTGTCGCTGCCCCTAAGAAGTCCCGCGCCGTGAAGTCCCCGGACAAGCGTAGCGGGGCTTCTAAGGCCAAGAAGGTGACCAAGTGAAGCTTCAAGCATCCAAGGTTGGCGAATGGCCTAACGGCGTACACTGGACACCCGGTGAGACGCGAGACATCGAGGTGCTCGAGGGCGCCGAGGTGCCAGCATGGCTGACAGCCCCCAAGGCTAAGAAGGCCAGCAAGAAGAAGGCCGACTAACCATGGCCATCATGACCGCAGCAGAGGCCCGCCTGTATATCAGGGGGATCACCGGCACCGCCGAGGACACGACTATCAGCACATTGATAGCACGTGCCGACGCGGTCTTTGCTGCGTACATTGGCTTGCCTGCTCCGGCTGTTGGTGGGAACCCAACGCTGGAGGATACAAGCCACACCATCTACGTCGACGGACCTGGCGGCCTGGGGCTTCAGTTGCCCTTCCTGCCAGTGCAGTCCGTCACAAGCATCCACGACGACCCTGACCGCAACTACGCATCAACAGAGCTTGTGGCTGCGTCTGATTACACCGTCTTCGGTGATGAGGGCTTGGTACAACTCAAGGACGCAAGCATCCACGGCAGTTGGTCCAAGACCACGCGCGCCATCAAGGTCATCGCCGTCATCGGGTGGACTACAGTGCCCGAGGCTATCAAGCACGCTGCTGGTCTACAGGTGGCGCACTGGTTCCAAGGACGCGACCACGTAGGACGCACCAGCGTCGCCCAGGGTGGCGGCACAATCAACGTCAACGATCTCGGTCTACTGGCCGAGGTGACGCAAGCGCTCCAGCCGTACCGGCAGGCGTCTGTCTGGGTTGGCTGAGATGGCGACCATGACACCCGAGGAGTTTAGCACCAGCATCGGCACGCTCGTCAGGACTGGCGAGATGACCAACGTACTGGTCCGAGTTGCTAACCGCGCAGCGCTGGCGATGGAGCGAGGAGGCAAGCGCAAGACATCGGGCGTGGCTCTGTTTGTGCGTACTGGCTTTCTCAGAAACAGCATCAAGCCAAGCACGCGCAAGACCCGCACAGGCGTCAGCGCTATCATTAAGGCTGGCAGCAAGCGCGTACCATACGCCGCTATCCACGAGTATGGCGGGGTAGTCAAGACGCGGCATACCTCGTTCATCATGCCCAAGCGCCCATACCTGGCACCGTCACGAGCATCGGCCGCCAAGGGCGTGCCCCACGATCTGATCAAGGAAGTTCGCAAGAGCTTAAGGACGGTGGGCATTGGGGGCTGAACGCGCCATCATGCTGCGGGTGCAGGACCAGATCCAGAACTGCAATGGTTCCGGCTCGTATACCTACGACCTCAGCGGATCGGACCAGGTATGCATAGGAGAGAGTTTCGCGCCTACCCGGGTGCCTGGGGTCTATATTTTTGCGAACGGCGTCACAACGGCACAGACAGCCGGTAGAACGGTGCTGACGCGCTATGACAGAGAGATGAAGATACAGATCGAGGCGTGGGTTGGTGCTACCAGCGCCGCGCCAGGGATCGCGCTGCTCGATGCTATGGACTTACAGGATGACATCATGCGTGCGCTTGAGTCTGACAGGTCGCTCGACGGCAACGCGCGAGACGTAGAGATTGAGGCCACAGCTTACGACGGCGCGGAGATGGATCGCCCTGGTATGGGCATGGCTGTCCTGATACTTACTGTCCGATACACTGAGACGGCGGGGGCTTGAATGAGTTGGTACGATAGCGACTGGACGCACCGAGCGCCGATCCTGATTGACAATCACTCAGGCGCCTCGACCATTGACGTGACCGCTACGGTGCCTGGTGACTTCACCCGCTTCTGGGAGAACGTCGACGGAGCCAACGGCGGCGCCGATATCCGCGTCACTGACGCAGACGGACAGACGCTGCTGACCTTCGACGTGGCCAGCTTCAACGCCACCACCCGGACAGCTACAATCGAGATCGACAACCTGTCAGCAAGCAGCACCACATCAGCCATCGTGGCCTGGTTGTACTGGGGAGCCAGCAGCAAGTCCACAGCGGTCACAGCCTTCAGCCCTCAGAACCCCAAGACCGGGTACATCGAGATCGGCGCACCTGGCAGCGGCTCGCAGCGGATGGTCAAGTGCGGACCTGAGACACCAGGCGCAACCAACCCACGCGCCGAGATCCACAAAGCATCAGGCGACCGCATTCATCTGTGGTGGGATCTCACCGGCGTGCTTGCCAAGCGCAGCGTTCCAAGCCAGAACAGCAGAGCGCTCGACGAGATCGCAAGCGTGACCTATGACCTGCAATACGGCACCAACGGCACCTCAGATTCTGCGATGGTGGTGCTGGGTGAGCTTCGCATGATCGGCCCTGCCTACGTTCGCACGACGGTGCGCGCTGGTAACAGTGGGACGAACTACACGGCTGTACTTGATGTGACGCTAACCAGCGGTCGCATCCTTGACTTTAGAGCAACTATTCGCGTCCAAGACGTAATCCAACCAAGCTAAACGGAGCCCTATCATGGCATCAATCTATCACGGCAGAGGGGCGGCCCTCGGCTTCGGCAAAGAATCAACATGGGGCACAGCAGTGTCGCGCGTCAACTGGCGTCCAGCCATCAGCAGCGCGCTCACACGCACTATCGAAAAGGTGCCACGGCCCAACCTGCGCGTCGGCTCGGCTGGCGCTATGCGTCGATCCAGGTACGTCCAGACCGATCTGGCCGGTGGATCATTCAGCGTAGAGGCTACATACGAAAACGTAGGTATGCTTCTCGAAGGCATCATGGGCACTTCAGCGACTACGGGCTCAGGGCCGTATACACATACCTACACGTTCGCCGACGATCTCCAGACTGGTCTGACCATTGAGAACGTCCGAGGCACAGGCACCAGCGAGGTCTTCGAGGGTTGCCGTGTATCGACAGCCAGCCTGGCTGTGGCTGCCGGTGGTGTCCTCAGCATAGACGCTGAGGTCATCGCACAGACATCCTCAGCGCGTGGCTCGGCTCCAACGCCCAGCTTCGGCGCTGGTGACACTCCGGTGCTCCACAGTCACGCTGGTCAGCTTAGCTTCAACAGCGTCAACTATGACCTCGTTGATCTGAACCTGACGATCAACAACGCACTGGCGACCCGTATGCACCTCGGATCAGCAGCGACCAAGCAGCCACTCCGCGCGGACTTCCAGTCTGTCGAGCTTGCTGTCACCGTCGAGGTTGATGACGCACTGTACAGCGCGTTCATTGCAGACACTGAGTCTGACATCGCTATCGTCTTCACCGCTGGGTCCAAGACCTTTACCATCAACGTCCACAACGCCTACATCAGCCAAGCGTCTGACCCTGTGAGTGACGGCAACGTCATCCAGCAGTCAATCACGTTCATTGGCCAGAGCGACGGCACGGACGAAGGTTGCAGCATCGTTGTGGTCAACACGAACAGCGGCGCGACAGGCGGCTGATAACAAGCTCACGGGAGGAAACTATGGGCATTTTACACGCAATCGAGAACTCAACCACGGACGAGGTCGAAGCTGCCGGACTGATTTGGAAGGTCAGACGGATATGCAGCGCCGACCTCGCCAAGGTAGGGTTTGCAGCTTTAGCAATGGCGACCCCAGAGATGGCAGCCGGCGACGATGTCGAGATGGAGGACGTGATGCACCGCATCACACCCAAGCAAGCCAGTGACCTGGCATCACTGCAAGAGGCCACCGTTGCGGCGGGCTGCTATGCGGTGGGCGATGGCGAGGGCAACTGGGACGATCTCAAGCTTGTGATCGACTCAACGCGCCAAGACGCTGACGCCGGCGTCCTCTGGGTCGGGGGTCTGCCGCCTGGTGTGGTTGACTCACTGTTTGCCCGCATCATGTCACTCTCTACCGATTCGGAGGAGGCTGCTAAGCGGCTTGCCAGCTTTCGAGGCGAACCCGGAAATGCTTCTGGCAATCGGCGAACTCGCAAGAATGTACGGAAGACTTCCGCATGAGATCCTTGAGCTTGACCCCTACGAACTTGGACTGGCAATGCTGGTCTATAGGGAGCGTGACATGCAGTCGACGCGTATGATGGAAACTATCGGGAAGGCTGGTATGCCGATCTTCCCTTGCGTGATCATGAAGGGGTGAAGCGTGGCAGGTGACGTAATCAAGCTGGCGCTCGTCCTCGAGGATAAAGCGTCAGGCCCTCTGAAGGGTACTGGCAAGGCAGCGGAGCAGGCAGGCAAGGCAGCCAAGCAAGCGGGCGAGGGGTTCAAGATCTCTGGCAAGAGCATGCTGATGCTTGGCACTGCTGCGCTCGGCGTCGCTGCTGGGCTTGGCAAGATGATCAAAGGCCTCACCGATAGCCGTAATGAGTTGGCCGATACAGCGACCAAGACAGGCCTAACAACTGCGACAATTGCAGGCTTGAGGCTTGCCGCTGAAGGTAGCGGGCTGGAGCTTGCCAACCTCGCGACGGGGCTTGTCCAACTGCCTAAGCGGATGGACGATGTGGCGCGCGGTACCGGTGAGGCTAAGATCGCGTTCGAGCAGCTTGGCATCAGCGTGCTTGACGCGAACGGTGATCTGAGGTCTTCGGATGCTGTGCTCAAGGAATCGCTTGAGAGCCTGATGAACGTCGAGGGCGCAACCAAGCAATCGGCACTCGCAACTCAGCTATTCGGCGAGGCTGGAACGGGCTTGCTTCAGGCGCTGTCTGGGACTGAGCTTGACGAGTTTGTGAAACAGGCTGAGAAGTTCGGCGTAAGCGTCGGCCCTAATGCGGCCAAGGCGGCGGGTGATCTCCAGCGTGAGCTTGCAAACTTTGGTCTTGTATCAGAGAAGGCGATGGAGAACCTGCTGGCCAGTATCGGCGGCAAGTCTGGCGGCGCTGCCCACGGCATGAAGGTGCTGACGGCCACCATGCTTGGCCTGTCTGAGATGTTCAAGAACGTGATGGACGTGGGGCGGCGGTCCTTTGGTGTGATCACCAACACGATCACAGATCTACTGGTTGCGATCATGGGCCTGGGTAAAGCCCTTGGCGATGTCTTTGCGGGCAACTTTGAGAAGGCATCTGAGCGCGCAGCTTCGGCGATGAACACGCTAAAGATTGGACTCAAGGGCACATTGACTGAAGCGGCTGAACTGTTCGCTGAGGGTGGCCTGGTTGGCGCTGTGGAGCGCGCAGTACAGACCGGCATGGCAGCCATGGAGGCGACGGCTGGGACGGCTGGAACAGGCGCCAAGGGGCCCGCGACGCAACTGATCGCAACGTCCGGGGCTGGCGAAAAGGGCGAGGCCAAGGGCCCAAGCGATGCGCAGAAGGCGTTTGATCAGAGCAGCAAGGCATTCGCGCAGTCGGTCAAGAGTATGCGGGTCGCGCTGAACCCAGCGGCAAGCAAGTCAGAAGAGATGGCGCGCGGTCTCGTCGAGCTATCGACGCAGATGGCACAAGCAGAAGCCGAGGCGGCGGCTCTTGGCCCTGAAGCGGTGGCAGCATTCGCAGAGACCAAGGTGGCAGCGCTCGAGACTATGGCTGACATGGGTGAGGGAATACAGGCACAACTGGACGTCGAAAAGAAAGCCAAAACAGGAGAGGCTTTGGGTGCTGTCTCTGGTGGGATCGGAATGATCACCGCTGGCCCTGGTGCCGCGTTGTCCGCTGCTGGCCCTGCTGGCGGCATTATATCAGCGATATCTGACCTTGGAAAGATGGGGTCCGAAGGCGTCAAGACTATGATCAAGGACTTCATTGATGGCTTTATTATTGGTCTGGTAGAGGTGCTGCCTGAGTTGATCGGCGTTGTTCCAGAGATCCTGATCGAAGCGCTGCCGGAGATCCTCGGTGGAATCCTGAAGGCAATACCCAAAATCCTGCTGTCAGTGTTCGTCAAACTGCCGGTTATCATTGCTAAGGGAGCATTCAGAGCGCTCGGCAAAATTTGGAAGACTATCAAGAAGTACCTGGGCAAGTTCCTTGACGCTATCAACCCATTCCAGACGGGCGGCATAGTCAGGCAGAGCGGCATTCATATGCTCCACGCTGGTGAACGAATCGTGCCCACAAGCGGAGCATCTACTCAGGCGGTGATGGCTGGCGCAAGCAACATCAACACCGGGCAAGCGGTGAACATATCCACCAACGTCGTCGACCCCAACGCCATCGACGGACTCGCCAGGATGCTCCAGCGAGAGCTTGGCAGCTTCGGCGGCGGGCGTGAGCTTGACATATTTAACGCACCTTCAGCGTCGGTAGGTTGATCCATGGGCAACTCTGCATTTTACTATTATCCACACCCGGACACGTCGGTGCGTCCGCGTCAGACTGTGGACCTCGGTGAGATCATCAGTGATCTACAGATCAGGCCCTACCGTGTCAGCCACGACGGGGTGAGCGTCGGCGGTCGGCTGTCTCGCGTTAATCGGCGGGTGGGCATGTCCGTCAGAATCATCAACGAGCGATTCACTGACAACCAGTTAGCCGAAAAGCTCTACACCATGGCTGACCACATGGAGCGCGGTGGCTCAGTCTCGTTTACCGTCGACACGGCCAAGACATATGCAGCGTTTGGAATCAAGAAAACCGGCGACATATACGGCACAACGACGACCGAAGTCTACCAGATGAAGGATCCCCTGTTCGACTCGATGAGTTCAACAGCACCCGCTGAGAATGATGTGCTGCTGGTCGAGAGCTTTGGGGCTGATGCCAAGCGTGAAGAGGTGCGAGTGCACAGCTACAACGCGACCACCAAGGTGCTAACGATCAAGACGCCACTGCTCTACGCGCACAGCGGTCCCACGTTGTTTAGGCATCGTGACTTCTTCCCGGTGCTCTACCGCAACGCATCTGAGACTAACGCAGCGCTCACCCATGACCATCGCATAAGCTGGACCTGGGATGTCAACTGTGAGGTCTACCCTGCGCACCTGCGCGAGTTGTACGCGGAAGACTCGACGACAATCACTCCGTCCGGCGGGCGCACTATCGACTCTATCGTAGGCGGGACATCGGCCGACATTAGTATGCCTGGTGATGGCCTGAGTGACCTGCCTGCGTGGCTCGACATAGGCAAGGCAGACGAAGAGCCAGACAGCCCAATTCGCACGATGCTTGAAACGCTTGGGCTAGTGTGATGGCGTGGACGGATGCATTTAAGCGCAAGCTCGATGTCGGCGGATCTCCCATGTTCGCGCTGGACTTCCAGACGACGGAGTTGCTGTCAAGCTTCGGTGATTACGTGCCTACGCGCTACGTGCTGCACAGCCATGCTGGTGACGGCAGAGAGGGCGACGTGCCTCACTCTATAGCCAACGTATCCGGCGCCGGTCATTCTGTGTCTGTGGGCTCTTGGAGCAGCCGAGCGGGCGGCATACGGGTCAAGCTGGCGTCACCTGCTGTGGCTGCGCTGGTGGCTAAGAAAATACCGCGCGGAATGCTCTGTTACTTCAAGGTGGCATTTGAGGGCACCAGTTCGGGCGGCTGGAATACAATGGGTCTGTATCAATATCAGGGCTTGTCAGGGTCTGAGAATGACTGGACCATGACGTTCGGCGATCACTTGTCAGCGCTACAGTCAGCGAGAGGACGCGGCGCAAGAATCGCCCAGCCGCTATTTGGCGGCGTCAAGCAATCAGCGATATCGAGTGACTGGAACGTGCTTGAAAACTTCATCGAAATACCTACTGCGTCAGCCAGCGCTATCTTTCAAGACGAAGCAACAGGCGCACAGGGATTGCTCTATTGCGAGCCAGAGACCGGCCAACCGTTCTATCTCAAGTACAACGGCATTCAGCACACATCAACACCGCGCCGGATTCTGAACGTTTATCAAAAATCCACAGGCGTTGCGGCAACAGTTATCGGCACTGCTGGCCCTGTGAACATGGGCGCTGCTTCAAAGATCAGTCACGTTGACTACATCTTTGAGGATCTGCCGACGATAGCAGAGCGCTACATGATTGATGAAGATCTGCCACGTGGAAGCATGAACGGCCCAAACCACAACATGGGCCTTGGCTTCTATGAGGGCATATTTAATACCACAGACTGGGACAGATGGAAGACGCGCTGGGGCAAGTACCAAGCATTCAAAGCGGACTGGGTCAGCCAGAAGACGATCTCCAATCCGATCCGCGAGCTTCAAAAGTTCATGGGCAGATTCGGCGCCTGGATCGTCATCAAGGAGGGCGGGCTGTCTTGGCGTTTCGTGCAGCACATGCTTGATGACTCCTTGATCCCCCTTTACCTAGACTATGAGATCAATGATACAGACATCATATCGCTCGACCGATACGAGCAGTACAACAGCGATTCCAAGTCTGCAATCAGCAACGTGAACGTGACCTGGTTCGGCGGTGGTGGCAGCTATGAGTTCCCGGTCACCCTTCCCAGCACTGACGACGACGTTGGACGCTTAGAAACTGTGGTCTTCAATGACGAGGACCACGCGAGCAATCAGACCAACGCTCAGACCCACATGCGGAGCAGGCTGGACGCTTGGTACAAGCGCGTACCAGAGAGCTACACGCTGAACCTCAGAGGCTGGCGATGGGCAGAGCTTGCGCCTGGTGATGTGTGCTCAATCTCCTCGGACTACCTGTACGACCTCACAGCGGCGACATACGGCACGGGACTCAAGACCCTGTCAGACTCTGCCATGATGGTCACCAACGTCAACGTCAACTGGAATGACTTTTCAACGACAGTAGAGTTCACCAGACTACCCCAGAAAGCTAACCCCTATATCTAAACGGAGAATCTCCCATGGCTCAAACCTTCGACGGCGCACAGTACCCCGACGCGCTCCGCTTCACGCTCTCATCCTCAGTCAACGAGGCCACCCAAGTGGTGATCCCATCCACAGCCGTCAAGGTGTCAATCAAGTTCGCGAGTAACGCGGGCAAGGTCGCATTCGAGGGCACAGACGGCTCAGCCATAAACGCGCACTTTGCAGACGTTGCAGCTAATGCATGGGCTGAGATGAGCCTGGGCGACGGCATCAACGTCTCCAACGGCATCGGCTCGATCTACGTCGCCAGCGCCACAGCAAGCACGGTCTGCACCGTCGTCATCGAGGGTTAGACCATGAAAGAATACAACGGCAACACGTTCGGAGACCTCGAGGTTGATGGATCGCTTACAGTCAGCGGCACACTCACGAGCATCGAAACCACAAACACGCAGATTACAGACAGGCTGATTGAGTTGGCCAACGGCGCCAGCACGGGCGCGGACTCTGGGATCATCATTGAGCGCGGATCAACGGGCAACAATGCAGCACTGATCTGGGACGAAAGCGCTGATTCATTTGTTCTGGCCACGACGACAGCGACAGGCGCCAGCAGTGGAGACCTAACCCTGACGCCTACTGACCTGAACGTCAGCGACATCGCACTCACACCCGATGGCATCTCCACATCCCACATCACAACGGCTGGATCACTGAAGATCCGAGCCACGAACAACATGCACATTGGTGATGACGGCGTCGACTCTATACGCCTGGGCAGGACCAACAGCACAGCAGCGAAGATCCATCTGCGCTCTGGCGCTGATGATGACCTGGTGGTGACCAATAGCAAGGTCGGAATTGGCACAGACTCACCAGCCACAGCGCTTGACGTTGATGGCGTGATCACTGCTACCGGCTTTACTATCGGTAGCGCTGCGATCACTGAGGCTGAGCTAGAGATCCTCGATGGCGCGAGCGTCACTACGGCAGAACTGAACCTGCTTAGCGGCAAGTCGTTTGCAGATGAAGACGACATGAGCAGCAATAGTGCAACCGCGATTGCGAGCCAGCAGTCTATCAAGGCTTACGTTGACTCGGTCGCTACATCCTCGGATCTGGACTTCACCACGGACACAGCCGGTAGCTCATCAGTCGATCTGGACAGTGAGACCTTGACGTTCGCAGGTGGCGAGGGTGTCGATGTGACGCACTCAGGGCAGACTATCACGGTCGCTGCTGAAGAGTCTTCAGCGTCGAACAAGGGCGCCGTCATCGTTGCGGGTGGTACTGGTGCCACCGTCAGCTATTCAAGCGGCACAGCCACCATAGCGGTCGATGCAGCGCAGACGCAGATCTCCTCGGTCGGCACTATCGGGACAGGCACCTGGCAAGGCACAGCGATCGCTAACGATTACGTGGCAGCGCTGCCAACGAGCAAGATCACAAGCGGCACATTCGCAGACGCTCGCATAGCAGCCAGCAACGTGACCCAACATCAAGCGAGCTTGACCGCAGTTGGAGCGCTGAACGCTGGTTCAATCACAAGCGGATTCACGTCTATCGATGTGGGCTCAGGTGCGATCACAACGACGGGCGCCGTGGGCACTGGAGCACTGACGACAACCGTGACAGCAGCGACAGGTATGACGGTCGATCAGAACTTCAGCGTCACTGATGCGTCCACTACCGTCGGGCTTGATATTGATCTGGATAAAACTGGAGCGAGCACGTCTAATAACACCATGATTGGTGTTCGTGTAGACATGGACAACACCACAGCCACCAACGGCACCAACGTGATGACCGGGCTCCAAGTCACACCAACATTGACGCACGCGGCTGCGGCCGGTGTGACCTTGATCAAAGGTGCTGAGATTGTTGCCACCGGTAGCGGTCCCGGCAACACGACGACGAGAGGCTTGGATATCACAGCTACAGGTGCAGACTTTAATCAGGGTCTGTTTATGGATGTTGCAGATGGTGGCGTTGATATCAAGATGGTCAGCAGCGCTGACTCTGGTGATAACTGCACGATTGCCACGGGTGCAGCCGGTGCGACTACGCTGACCACAACTGACGACGACGGAGCCAACGCGGATCTAACCTTCAGCATTGACGGCTCTTTCGATGTGACTGCAACCTCGATGTCTCTAAGTTCTGACCTGACCGTCACGGGCGGAGACATCACGCTTGGCACCGCATCAGACGCGAACAACGCGACCATTGGCGCGGCGACTGAGTCGGGCACCGACACCGCAGGCAAGAGCCTGACGATCGGCGGTGGTCTCGGCACGGGTAACGCAGCCAGCGGCGACGTGATCGTCACGGTAGGCGTCCCAGGCAGCAGCGGATCAAGTGCTCAGAGCGCTATCACTGCACAGCGTCACAGCGCGTCAGGCACCTCAACCTATTACGGCGGCGTGGCAGCGCTGGCGAATGACACGGGCGTGGGTGACGTGGTCATCCTTGGAACCGAAGATGGCACCGACACCCTTTCGGCCGGTCGGCTGATGGTGATGAACTCGTCAGCAGTCTGGAAGTATGCCGACGCAGACACCGAAGCACTGACGAGCGGACTGCTGGCGATTGCCCTGGGCACTGCGGTCAGTGATGGTCTGCTGGTGCGTGGATTCTTCAAGCTCAACAGCTTCATTGAAGGCTCACACTCACCGGGTCAGCCCTGCTATGTCAGCGAGGCAGCCGGTGAGATTGACTTCACGCGTCCAAGCGCTGGCGGAGACTTCGTGAGAATCGTAGGCCATGCAATCGACACATCTGGGGTGATCTACTTCAACCCTGACCACACCTGGATTGAGTTGTAGGATGCCTGATTACGTAAAGATAGACGGCATAGCTGCGGCGGATGTTGCCAAGATAGCGGGAGTGACACCAGGCAAGGTGTGCGGCAATGACAAGCCCTCCTCCGGCGCGACCATCTGGGTCGGTATCCAAGATGATCGGAAAATCTCAACGGTATCGAACTCAGACCTTTTGGCTGGGAATAGTTGGGCAACGTATGACAGCTTCTCCGGTGGTCAGAGCCCACATCCTGGCAGTAATAACGATTATATCCACGTGGCCTTCGGTAAGGATGGGTCCGGAAATGCATACTGGGTAGCCAGTCCACAGACTGACGGTTGCGAGCTTGCCCACCACGACGATCCAACCGCTGCACCATGGACGGGCGTTAACACTGACTCAGACGGAAACAACATTTCCGGGCGTGCGTTCGCTATCCAGTGGGGGAATGGCGTATGGATCGCTGTAGGCGGTATGAACTCAAAGGACATCCGACGCTCTACCAACGGTTCAACCTGGGACACCATTGATCTCAGTAGTGTATCTGGAATCACGACGACTGGAATCTATGCCCTTGCTCAGAATGGGGCGGGGACGTGGTGGTTCGCCCAAGAAAATAAGATCTGGCAGAGTACTCAAGACGGAGCGTCAGGATCGTGGAGCTTGATACATACGCTGCTAAACTCAAGCAACGCAGATCCCGGCAATATCCGCGCGCTCCACTTTACGAACAACACTCTGGTTGCGGGTGTCGATACTAATGATGCGTTTGTATTCGCGGCGGCTGTTTCGGATCTTACAGACTGGTCTAATGAAACGACCCTAACGAGCGGCGGGAACGCCTTCGACACTCAGACACAGTCTGCAGCGTATCAGGGCCGGGTGGTCTGCGTCGGGTCCAACAAAAAGTGGACGTTCGATGTCGACGGTAAGTCGATCACGATGGATGAGAACAACGTACAGGTCGCACCTGACAGCACCTCGCACGGCAACTTTAAGGGCATCAGCACCGATGGCAGCACATGGGTTGCAGTGTGCTCTTCAGGCGATGTTTTCACCAGCACGAACGGCGGTGACAGTTGGACTGCATCGCACACCAACATCGGCTCTAAGGACTTTTGCGACATCGCCCCTGATGTGTACCTGCCGCTATGAGATGCGTTGTTTACTTAGACCGGCAGCATAGTGGCAAGCCGGGCCGCAAAGCTGAAGACCGAGGCGCGAGCGCTGATCTGGATAGTGATGGTACTGTCTCGATCTTCGAGCGTGAAGCTATGCTCACGGCTCGCTATGGCCTGGCCTGTGAGGCGGCGCTGATTGAGATGGGGCACACAGTGATCCCGATATCAGACGGCTGGTACAGCGACAGACACAGACGGGTCAATCAATACGCTGGCACGTTCCCCGCTGGTACGCCCCAGGTGTATGTATCGCTTCACCTGAATACAGGCGGAGGAGACTACGGCGCCGTATTCTTTGACCATCGCTCACGCGGCGGTCCTGAGCTTGCGGCCCGTATCGCCACCCAGCTTAGGATGGTGGCACCAGAGATCAACGGTGCGAAGTGCATAGCAGCCAAGCCAGACGACTGGACGCGCGCAGCATTTGGCACCATCGGAGGCATCATGCAGCCGCTCGGCATTTGTTTCGAGCCGTGCTTCATGGACAACCCAGCCCACGCCGACCTCTTGACGAGAGAGGGTTTGTCTTCCATCGGCAGGGCGCTCGCTTCAGGTATTGACGCTTGGGCATCAACGAGAGAGGTATGAGATGAGCAAGATATTCAACAAGCTATTCAGCGCCACAGAGCGTATCAGCTACCGACGGATGACAGTGTTCGCGGCTTCGTGCGCGCTGCTCCTGGCTGACAAGATCGACGGTGACCAGTGGGTCATGATCGCCATCAGCTACATCGCTGGCCAAGCTGCTCCCGCAATGGCAGCAGCGATCAAGGGCAAGTAATGGTTGACGCGCTGGGCTGGGTAGTCGCGGGGGTGGTCGGTATTCTGGCCATTGTCTCGCAGTGCGTGATCCGCAAGCGTGACAAGCTCAAGAAGCGCCCCACAGCGCCGCCTGAGCAAGTCGCCACTGTGCACGCTCGCGCTGCCATCGAAGACGCAGCACAGCGCAACCTGGACACGATAGACGACGCTCTGAAGAGTGAGGACGCCGCTGATGAGTTGGCAGCCCTCGCCAACAGGGCGTCAGAGAGAAGATCAAAGTGATAGCGATGATGCTGCTGATAGCAGTCGGGTGGGCTGGAGGTCTTGCTGTACCGGTACAACGGGACGCGTCCCCAGGTGAATGCCTCCAGGCCACACCTCTCAGGGCTGGCGGTGTACTTCCTCCCGCAATGTTCAGCCCTGAGGGGACCGCCCGATGCACAGCGGTGATCATGCCGCCGACTCAGGTGGCCTATCTGCTACAGCTTGAGGAGTACCACGAGGCGACCGAGCGACTGAACGCGCTGGACCTGACTCTGCTCGAGACTGAGCGTGACTGGTACCGTGACAGACTTGCCACAGAGCTTGAGCCTGGGCCATGGTATGAACGACCAGCGGCACAGCGGTGGCTTGGTCGCGGTGAGATGATTGTACTTTTTGCGATAGTGACAGCAGGAGCGGGATATGCCTATAATGCAGGCAGGTGATGACATGGCATCCAAACTAATGATCGCGGGTATACCGCTGCTGATCTCGCTTGGCGGGCTCATCTTTACGCTCGAGGCAACAGCCCAAGAGAGCGAAGAGGTTGAGGAGCGCGTGCGCGTGCTCGAGGTCAAGCAGGCCGAGTCCAGCAGCACCAAGGTGATGGTCAGCCAGAACACTGAGCGCATGGCGCGACTCGAGGCTGTAGTCATGGAGAACGCCAAGCAACTCAACAAGCTGTCACAAGATATGGCCGCAGTATGCCAGGCCACCGGAGCCCGCTGCAGGTAGTATCGCCCCACATTTTAGCCATTGTTCGTCCTCTGGCGCGCCTCGTCTCATGCCCTCTGCTGAGTCGGGGCGTTTTTCTTTGATCTTTCTAATGGTTGTACGTCTCTGCATTCGGTCATCTTTCTGGCAGGTAAATCAAAGAAACTTCCCCCACGGCTATAATCCTGGATTATAAAGGGGTCAGGCAATCAAGCCACACACCAAGGACGAACAAAATGAACGCAGCAATCGAAGGTCAAAACGGTAGCATCATGCTTTTCTCATTCGAGCACCAAGCACGAGCAGAGCGCGCCAGAATGGTCGCCGAACAGCCACCAGGAGACACGACCAAAGTGACAGTGCAACCAACGACGGTGCGTGCTGGCGGTGTGATCTCGAAGCTATGGACTGTGACTATTCGCTGGGCATAGCCCTCACCGGCCCCCACGGGGGCCACAACCTAAGGACGAACAACATGAGCACTCAAGCAATCAACAGATTCAGAGCAATAAACGCAAACCCAAACCGCACCAAGCGGGCCGAGGCGTTCCTCAAAAACAAGCGGATAAGCATGGGTGGGGGCTACGTCTGCGACGTTACCTGCGGCGAATGTAATAATACTGCTGCTGTAGCATTTGGAGGCTGGGACGCTATCGCATGTTCACAATGCGGCGCGGAGATGTACAGGCACGAAGCGATACCAGAGATCGATTGCTACTTCCGGCTCTACGCGGCTGGAGCTTGCGACAAATGGCACGCATTTGCTCAGATCTTTGCATACATCGATTCAAGCCGGGTCACGCTTAAGCAAGCTGCGAAGATCGGGACAGAGTACTGGGTACCGGAGTCTGCAACATACGAGATGCGCCAGCGATTCAACGCGCTTGATGCCGCTGGCAAAGATGCGGTGACGTCATGAAGTTCAAAGCTACAGTCACCTTCCCAGGCGATCCGGGTGAGATGCTGGGCCTAGATATCAACGCGCCCGATGTACCTGAGTGTGAAGCACTTGACAGATGGTTGTACGGCCACAGCGCTGGCACCACCCGGTCGAAGACAACGCTGCATCTGTTCGACCACGGAAGTCAGGATGACGCGCTGTGTGGCTCATATACGCCTGGTCAGTTCACTAGCGTGAGGTTGAGCTATGACGGCTTTGGAGGAAACCCAAATGCAGCGTCTCACTTTGTTACGGCAGGACAGAAATACAAGGTCTGCCTGAAGTGCCGCAAGATAGCCGAAGGACGTGAAGCATGACCGCCACTGATATCCTCGGCGCTGTGATCTGGACCGTCATCATGATTGCGATGGTGGCGGCATGATTGGCGACAACGAGCACACCAAGAAGCTGGACAAGTACGACCAGGAGCGCGCCAAGCTCGAGCCCAAGGCCAAGGGCCTGCCACGGCACTGGCCGAAGATAGAGGTGCCCCCACGGCCCACCATCAGGCAACAGTTGCACGAGCGGGTTCTGCTCATGCGAGAGTCACTGGCATTCAGCCAGCGATGCCTGGACGCACAGAACGAGCGGTACCCTGAGTTCATTGACCACCAGTGGATTGCTGAGATACAGAAGGGTCACCGAGAACTCAAACAAGCGGAGCGAGAGCTTGATGCCATTGTATGAATACCGATGTTCGGAGTGTGCCACCCAGGTGGAGCAACTCCAGAAGCACGACGATCCAGCACCAACGTGCCAGAAGTGCGCCGACACCGTCAACAAGCTGGTGAGGATGACCAAGCAGGTAAGCCGCACCAGCTTCCGCTTGGAGGGCGGCGGCTGGGCGCGCGACGGCTACAAAGGGTAAAGGGACGGCACAGCATACGGGTGATGGGGATCAACTGAACGCTGTGCCAAGCTCCGGCGGCGCGGTGTCGTCGGGGCTTATCTTCATCTTTCTTTGAGAATATACTTCACAGCGATATCGCGCTGGAGTATAAACGAAGTGTCAGGCAATCAAGCCAAACACCAAGGACGAACAACATGAACATCACGACAGCAAAACAGACAGCGCGCGAAACCTTTGCCAAGTTCTTCAACCCAGCCATGCGGCTCGAGCACGGCTGTGACACGCTACAAATCGACCCAGGCGACGAACTGCGCGAGGAGTGCTCGACGCTGCCGCGCGGCGCTCACCTCATCGCTGCAAGTCGCGTCAGCGTTCACGCCGACGATCGTCACCTTTGGGTCTTCTTGTGCACCTTAGAGACTTCTGACGGTGTCGAGTTCGTGACTTGGCGCGCTAACGATGGCCGCACCGGAGACACAGCAGGGTGCTATCTTCGGAATGATTACGATACAGCCGATCAAGCCGTAGCGGGTTTCCACGCACGCGCACGGCGCTAACCACCAACGGCCCCTACGGGGGCCACAACCCAAGGACGAACAACATGGAAGCCGATAGCAAACTAACCGCCACAGTCTCGACGATCGCGACGATACTGAGCGACCTGGCAAAGCAAGCAGACGAGTGCCCTGCACCTGGGGCCGCGATGCCCTTCTTCGTCCAGCGTATGCAGCGCCTGGCCGAGATGCTGAATGAAGAAGTCAACGAGTACAACGACCAACATAAGCCCCTTTAAGGAGGACGATATGCCGACAGCTAAGACCAACGAACCGATCACCCTGGACGCCCTGCCCGCTGGCAGCGTAGTCGAGCTTCAGGGGAAGAAATACCCAACCCACGCTGGACTCCTGGCGCTAGCTCACGCCCACGGCATGA